CGCAGCAACACATTGAGTTGATTGCTCGCGTGTTCTCTGAAATCGGCATGAAGCGTTTGTTCAAAGGCTTGTTGCGTTTGATTACGCAGCATCAGGACAAGCCACGCGTCATTCGCTTGCGCAATCAATGGGTCCAAGTTGATCCGCGTGGTTGGGATGCTTCGATGGATGTAAGCGTGAATGTTGGTCTTGGTACTGGCGGCATTGATGAAAAGATTCAATTCTTGCAAGCCATAGCTGGCAAGCAAGAGCAGTTGCTCCAAACGCTTGGCGTCAACAATCCGATTGTGACGGTTGGTCAATACGCTAACACGTTAGCCAAACTGGTTGAGATGGCGGGGTACAAGGATTCGACGCAATTCTTCAATCAATTGCCGATGGACTTTTCTCCGCCACCGCAACAGCCGCAGCCCGATCCCACGCAAGCCTTGGCGCAAGTTCAGATTCAATCCATTCAGGCTGACATTCAAAAGAAAGCCGCCGAACTTGCCCTTGAGCGTGAAAAGATGATTCGCGCTGATGATCGTGAGCGTGATCGCATTGCGCAAGATGGCATTTTGAAGCGCCAAGAGATGGAACTTAAGTATCAAGTAGACTTGGCTGCAACGCAAGCCGAAATCGATGCCAAAGTAGCAATGGATCGTGAACGGATGCAAATGCAAGCCATTAACCAGGCCCAACAAGCCGTGACAGCGGCGCAACCCATGCAATGACCAACGACGAAAAAATACGACGCGCACAGGAAGCTGAACGAATTATCAACTCCACGCTTTATCAAGAGGCGTGGCAGCAGATCAGAGAATCGTTGTTTGAAGAGTGGACGCACTCGGAAGATGCCAAGCATCGAGAGGCGATCTTTCATGACTTTAAGTCCATGGAACGTCTTCAAACCTACTTTGGAAGCGTGATAACCAGCGGTACGTTGACCCGTATGGCGGCTGATCGCCAACGGAAACTGACCAAATCTTGATGGAGCGCAATAAATGAGTGACAATTTAGCAACCGTTGAAAGCGAAAGCACAGCGGGGATGACGGTGGCGGAAGCCGCCAAAGCCTTTGAGTCGATGTTTGCCGAACCCGGAGAACAAGCAGAAACCAAGGCGCAAACGGATGGGGCGCAAGCCGAATCCGATGATGTTGGCGATGTAGAGACAGACGCGGAAGAGCAAGGCGAAGGGTCCGAAGACGTTGAAGCATCGAGCGAGTCAGACGAAGACGCTCAAGAGCAAGAGCAATCCAGTGAGCCACCAAAGTTCACCGTCAAGATTGATGGCAAAGAACAAGAGGTTGAACTCAATGAGTTGATCAACGGCTACCAGCGAACGGCTGACTACACACGCAAAACGCAAGCATTGGCTGAACAGCGCAAGGCCGCTGAAGCCGAGCTGAATGCGGTGCGTGAAGAGCGGCAAACTTACGCTCAATTGCTCACGGCTTTGCAACAGCAAATCCAACAGCAACAGGAAAACCCGATTGATATGGAGAGTCTGTACAGAGACGATCCAATTGAATGGGTGCGGCAAACCGAGTTGCAACGTCAGCGCAACGAGAAATTGGCAGCATCACAAGCCGAACTCCAGCGTTTGAATCAGTTGCAGCAGGCCGAAGTGCAACGATCAATGAAGGCCAGGCTTGAGCAAGAAGCGCAACTTCTTGTGGAGGCCATCCCCGAATGGAAGAACGCTGATACGGCGAAATCCGAAAAGGCGGCTTTGATTGAATTTGGTTTGAAAGAAGGTTTTCAAGAAGATGACTTGAAGGGCGTGGCTGATCACCGCGTTGTCAAGTTACTTCGTAAAGCAATGCTATACGACAAGATCACGGCAAAACAGGCAACGATCAAGCCCAAGCCGCCAACCGTACAGCAGTCCAAAGTCATTGCACCGGGTAACCCTAAGTCCGCCAAAGTTTCCACGAGCGAAGTAGTCCGCGCCAAACAGCGCCTTGCAAAAACCGGCAACGTCCGTGACGCTGCCAAACTGTTTGAACATCTCATCTAAAGGAAACCCAAATGACTATCGCATCAAACACCTTCCTTACTTACTCTGCAAAGGGTATTCGTGAGGATTTGAGCAATCAGATTTACAACATCAGTCCTGAAACCACACCGTTCATGAACAACATTGGACGTGGTACAGCTAGCAACACGCTGTTCCAGTGGCAGACAGACACGTTGGCGGACAACACGACCGCAAACGCGCAACTGCAAGGTGATGACATTTCCACGTTCGACGCTGTAACGCCAACCGTTCAACTGACCAACTACACACAGATCAGCCGTAAGACTGTAGTGATCTCCGGTACGGTTGAGGCTGTCAACAAAGCAGGCCGCAAGTCAGAATTGGCCTACCAGTTGGCAAAGCGTGCGGCTGAACTGAAGCGTGATATGGAAACCATCATGCTGGCTAACCAGGCGGCATCCGCTGGTGACTCGACAACGGCCCAAAAGACCGGATCGTTGCTTGCGTTCATCAAGACCAACACCGACAAGGGTACGAACGGCGCTGATCCTTCTTACACCACGCTGCCCAACGATGATCGCAGCGATGGCGTAACCCGCGCATTCACTGAAACCATTCTCAAGAGTGTGCTTCAGAAAGTGTGGGAACAGGGCGGCGATCCTTCGATTGTGATGGTTGGTGCAAAGAACAAGCAAGTTGTTTCTGGCTTCAACGGTATCGCAACGCGCTATCGTGATGTGCCTGCTGGTAAGCAAGCGCAGATCATTGGCGCGGCTGATGTGTATGTTGGTGACTTTGGACAAGTCAACATTGTTCCTAACCGTTTCCAGCGTGATCGTGACGCGTTTGTACTGTCACCTGACTACGCCGGTGTGCATTTCCTTCGTCCGTTCCAGCAAGTTGAGCTTGCAACAACGGGCGATGCTGAAAAGCGCTTGCTTCTCGCTGAATATGGCCTTGCCATCTACAACGAGAAGGCACACGGTTTGGCGGCTGACCTTTCGACCTAACCAGCAACAAGGAACGGGGGCGGAAACGCTCCCGTTTTCACATGGAATCAAAACTTTTTGAGCATGATCCACTTCTTGGCCTAACGCGCATTTGGCATTACGACGAGGCTACAGACACAGCGGTGATTGAAACGATTCAAGACGCAACACCTATCGTTGAAACTAACAAGGCGCAGTTTGCATCCATCGACGAACGCGCAAAGTGGAACGGTGAAGGTCTTGGCGTACATGTTGCATCCATCCCCATGAACATCTACATGGACTTGGTGAGCAAGGGCATCACGCGCACAGAAAAAGATTTTAAGAAGTGGCTTAATGATCCCGATAACCGATTTTTCAGGACTCGACCAGGAAGGGTGTGATGGATAAGAAACGAATGATTAGCGTATGCGTCCCGGCAAGGGACGAAGTGCATTCAGACTTTGCGTTTGACCTTGTTAACGCTGTGGCGTTTCATGTAGCGCACAACCCGCATGACGTGGTGAACGTTAATATTTCCAAGGGAACGCTTCTTGTAAGCCAGCGTTCAGAATTAGTGATGACCGCCATGGAAAACAACGCTGACGTGGTGCTTTTTATCGATAGTGATATGCGTTTTCCGCAGGATACGATTGGCCGAATGCTTGAGCGTGATTTGCTCGTACTTGCTGCCAATTGCCCGCGTCGGCGTATGCCAGTGGGGCCGACGGCTGCGAACTATGATCCAGAAACACAGCGTAAGGTTCCTGTCTACACAGGTGAGCATGACACGGGCGTTGAGCAAGTTGACGCGGTTGGAACGGGCGTCATGATGATTGACACGAACGTGTTTCGCGCTATTGAGATGCCGTGGTTTGCTACGCCATGGGATGTGGCGGCTAAAGGCTACATGGGCGAGGACATCTATTTTTGCAAGTTATTGCGCGACAATAACATTCCGTTGTATATTGATCATGACCTGTCCAAGCACATTGGACATATAGGAACCTGGGAATACAAGCATCAGCACACCTGGGCAATCCGTCCGCAAGAGGATGCTTACCGAGCATCAATCGGTCTTAAGACCGAACTTCGCAAAAAGGACGCTGCCTAATCATGGCGCTTGGCACTTATTCGGAACTTAAAACGTCAATTGCTGATTGGTTGAATCGGTCCGATTTGACGTCTGCCATTGCCGACTTCATCACATTGGCGGAAGCCGAGTTCAATCGAACCGTACGCGTCCGCCAAATGATTGTGCGTGCTAACGCCACGCTTGATAGCGAATACACGCAATTACCATCCGATTTTCTGGAAATGGAAAATCTCGTGTTGCTCACAACAACGCCAACCAAATTGGAGTTTTTGAGCGATGAACAAAGCGATGACTTTTATACGCGTTACTTTTCGGCGTCTGGCACGCCGCGTTACTACACAATTATTGGTGATACGTTCAAAGTTGTCCCATCTCCGGGAACGGATACAACGCAAGTTCAAATGACGTATTACGGCAAGATTGCCGCGTTGTCTGATAGCAATACAACCAACTGGTTGTTGACTAAACATCCTGACCTTTATTTGTATGGCGCACTGCTGCAATCGGCGCCTTATTTGCAAGATGACTCACGCATTCAAGTTTGGGCGGCTGCGTATGCGCGTGGATTTGAAGCGATGAGGCTTGAGCAAGAACGCGCCAACTATTCAGGCACAACGCCACGCGTTCGTGCCAAACCAATGGGGTAATCCATGGCTAATTCATTCTCTGACTATCTTGAAAATAAAGTGTTGGCCCATGTGTTTGGAGGATCAGCTTACACGGCACCAACCACTATTTACGTTGGCCTTTTTACCGCTGACCCTGGTGAGTCAGGCTCAAGTAATGAAGTGTCGGGCAATGGTTATCTTCGCCAATCCATGGCGTTTACGGTATCTGGATCAGCCGCAACCAATACATCAGCCGTTGAGTTTCCAACTGCTACGGGTTCATGGGGAACGGTAACGCATACCGCACTTTATGACGCATCAACATCAGGCAATATGCTTGCCGTTGGGCAACTTAGCGCATCAAAATCTATCGGAACCAATGACGTGTTTCGATTCAATGCCGGTGATTTTGACATCACCCTTGACTGATGTACGGGTACGGCGCTGGCGTCTATGGCAAGAACATTTATGGGCTAACGGCCTATAAAGATGCTGCCGTAGCAATTGCCGCGCAAAGCGCGGTTGCAACAATTGGTCAGCGCATTGGACTTGGCGTTGTAGCGGTTAATGCAGCGTCAACGGTCAGCCCAACAGGTCAGCGCATTGCACTTGGTTCAGTAACAGTAGCCGCAACGTCAACGGTTAGCCCAACAGCGTCAAAAGTTGTTTTCGGAAGTGTTGCAATTGCCGGTGCGTCAGCGGTTGTGGCAGCGGGTAGTGAAGTTCACGAAGGCGCCGTAGCCATTGACGCATTGGCGGTGGTTGCTGTAAGCGCCAACAGAATTGCGGCAGCAAGCGTTACGATAACGGCTCAAAGTTTAGTTGAAGCGTCAGGTGGTGTGCGCCAGTTGGCGGCAGCAACGATCACGGCAACGTCAAGCGTAAGCGCAACGGGTTTTGAAAAATGGGAACCCGTTCCCGGTCCAACGAATAGTTGGTCAACGATTGTGGTGGGGCCAGCAACGTGGGATGAGCAATCCGATCCAACCGATACATGGACGCCACAAACCATAGTGGCTGAGTCTTGGTCAACGCAAACAACCCCAAGCAAATCTTGGACACCGCAAGTGTCCCCTTACTGAGGTGAAACATGGCTGATACAACAACCACCAATTTAAGTTTGACGAAACCAGAGGTTGGTGCGTCAACCGACACATGGGGTAACAAACTTAATACAAACCTTGATACGCTAGACGCAATATTTTCAGCGTCAGGCACAAGCGTTTCAATGAACGTTGGCAGCGGCAAGACGCTAACGCTTGGCGGCAACATGACCGGATCGGGAACGATCAATGGCGTATCCATTGGTCAGTCCGTTGCCGGTGCTGGATCGTTTACAACATTAAGCGCGTCGGGCAATACCACGTTTACCAATGCACCGATTTTGTCATCGCTTACAGCGTCAAAGCCTGTCTTCACAAGCGCAAGCAAAGCACTTACATCATCGGGCATTGTTCCTATTGATCAAGGCGGAACAGGTGCAAACCTAACTGATCCAAATGCTGATCGCATTTTGTTTTGGGATGATTCAGCAAGCGCGTTTACATTTTTGGAGGCTGGAACAGGTTTGTCAATTAGCGGGACAACACTTTCAGCATCTGGCGGAGCATCAATCTCCGCTGGTGACTCCAATGTCACTGTTAGCGATACAGGATCAAACGGAACCGTTACTGTTCAGACTGATGGCTCCGAGCGGATGCGTATTGACTCCTCCGGGCGACTGTTGATTGGTACGACTACGGCCAGAGGTACGACCACTGTTTCGTCCGCTAATGCAACACCGTCGTATACGGGGAATGGGCAACTTGTTTTGACGGTTCCAGAGACAACCGTTGGCTCTGGGGGGCAGATTCAATTCGGTGGCTTTTATACAGGGACGAATTACACTAGTTACGGAGCAATTAAAGGGGCCAAGGAAGGCGGAACTAATGCTGGGTACTTGGCTTTTTATTCGACACCTGATACTAGTGATTTGACAGAACGCGCCCGTATCACCTCCGGTGGTAACTTGCTAGTTGGTACAACCACCAACAATGCTTCTGGAGGGGTTATACAAGTATCCAACGGCATCACCTTCCCCGCCACGCAATCAGCATCCTCTGACGCGAATACATTGGATGATTATGAGGAAGGGACTTGGACACCAAATGTTGGCGGGACTGCAACATACACAACACAAACTGCTTCATATACAAAGATAGGCAATACTGTAGTCGTGTGGGGTGAAATAACAATAAATTTAATCGGTACTGGTTCCACAACACGAGTGTATGGACTACCTTTTACTAGCAACGGGTCTTATGTACAGCCAGGAAGTACCGGTTATTTTGCTAATTTGGCGCAATCTGTGTATTCAATGACTACCGCAGTAGAACCTGGAACAACTAATCTAGTCTTTCATACACAAACATCATTATCAGGAACTAATAACATCAATCAAGCTGTTTTAGGAAATTCTGCACGAATTCAATTTAGCGTAACTTATAAAGTTTAATTATCTGCATTGGACTGATGCAGACGGACCAACAAAGGAACTTAAATGATTACCAAAGAAACCGTAGTAGACCAAATCACTGTCGTTGAGAACGGCATTGTTCTTTACCGTGAAGCCACTCGCATTATGGAAGATGGCAACCTACTGACACAAACATACCATCGTTCATCCTTAACACCGGGGCAGGATTTATCGGGTCAGCCCAGCAAAGTTGTATCAATCGCTCAAGCAGCATGGACACCTGAAGTAATCGCAGCCTACCAAGCAGCACAAGCAACATAAGGAGCCTACTGTGTCTACAGTAAAAGCAAACAACGTCCAAGTCGGGCAATCCGGCACAGCGACTAATAATTTCACCTTGTATCAACCATCCTCCCCGGATGGTACGGTGCGTCTTGCTGTAGGCAACTCCGGGGCTACAAGTGCTGATGTGTTGACGGCCAATAGCTCCGGCACCCTAATTTTGCAAGGTGGCTCTACATCCGCTACAGGTGTTGGCATCACCTTCCCCGCCACGCAATCTGCATCCTCAGACGCTAATACGCTGGATGATTATGAGGAGGGGACTTGGACACCGAGTGTTAGTAATATGACTACTACTGGAAGCCCTGCTTACTCTGGTAGATATAGAAAAATTGGAAGTCAAGTTACTGTTTGGTTTTTTTCAACAACAGCAGGCGGTGTTGCCACCTACGCAACAATAGCAAACAGTACAAATGTAAGCGGACTGCCTTTTGCCAGCGGCTATGATGGTTCTGCCGCGTCAGGCGGTCCTCCTGGGGTTGCTGTTAACGGAACTACAACTGCTGGGGGTTTTGTACAAGGTCCGTCTAGTTCCTCTACAACATTTTATTTTAGCACCGCAATAGCATCGTCACAGGGTATAAGTGCATCATTAACATACTACGTTTAAGCACACCGGACTAGTGTGATCGGACCAACGAAAGGAACTTAAATGATTACCAAACAAACTGTAGTAGACCAAATTACTGTTGTTGAGAACGGCATTGTTCTTTACCGAGAAGCCACCAGGATCATTGAAGATGGTGTTGAACTTACTAAGACCTACCACCGCTCATCCCTAACGCCGGGGCAAGACCTCACAGGCCAGCCAGAGAAGGTGGTAGCGATTGCTCAAGCAGCGTGGACACCAGAGGTTGTAGCAGCCTATGAAGCAGCGCAGCAAAATCAAATCGGAGCTTAATCATGTCTGAAGTTATTCAAGAAGTACCCAGCCAAGCAGAACTTGACCGCCATTTCTCAGCAATGGGTGACTCGGTGGATCTCATCAACGCTATTGTTGCCGGTACTCGGATGCAAAACGAACCAGCGCAAGAGCGTCAAGACTGCATCAAGCGCAACGTGGAGCATCTTGAGCTTATGATTGCAAAGGGATGGTTCGATGATCGTGATCTCACGGCAACAAACGCAGCTATTGCTGCGGGTAAAGCTTATCAAGCCTAAAGGAAAACCATGAACGACCAGGACGTAACCGTAAAACTTTCCCTGATGAACAACATCATCGGGTATCTAGGCACACGGCCTTATGGTGAAGTGTTTCAGATCGTACAAGCCATTCAAGAGCAAGTAGCGCCACAACTTCAAGTAGCCCCTGAAGTAAAAGCGGAAGAGTAGATGGACGACAAAACCCACGAGCTAGCCGTACTCAAAGCGCAGGCTAAGATTCGGCTTGAAGAGCTTAAAGCACAAGACTCGGCCAAAGAAGTAGCAGGCAAAGCCATTGGCGAAGATGGGCTGCTTTATATCTTCCTGATCGTGATCGTGGGTGTCGGTGCATCTCTTTTCCTTGAAGGCGAAAAAATTGCTGCTGTTATGGGTCTTCTTGGTGCTTCACTTACTGCACTTATTCAAATGCTGAATGGGATTGCAGGTACTGCGCCCAAGCAGGAGAAGCCTGAGTTTGAAGTCATCAAGGATCTCATCACTCGGTTGGACAAGCTTGATCGTGCCGAGCCACCTATGCAGGTTGATGTTGAAGGCAGCAAGGTAACAGTCAAGAAGGGTGCCGACATCGTAACTGCTAAGGGGTAATTATGTTTGAGCTACTTAGCGGCGGTCTTTTAGGCTCCATCTTTGGTGGCATCTTTCGGCTTGCTCCTGAAGTCCTGAAGTTCTTGGACAAAAAGAACGAACGCCAGCATGAACTCAGCATGTTCCAACTACAGACCGATCTGGAGAAGATGCGGGGCGAGTTCAAGATGGAGGAGAAGTATGTTGACTACTCTATCCAGCAGATGGATACCATCAAAGCTGCGTTTCAAGAGCAAGCTGAAACGGCTAAGGCAGCGGGTTGGTTTGTGGCTGCTATCTCGGCGTTGGTTCGTCCGGGGATTACTTGGGCTTTGTTCTTTATGTATGCGGCAGTCAAGGCGGCTGCGCTTGTTATCGCGTTTAAAACGGGTGCAGATTGGACCGAGGTCGTGAGCAAGTGCTGGGATGAGGATGATTTTGGTGTATTTACAATGTGTATCACGTTTTGGTTCGTTGGGCGCAGCGTAGAGAAATATCAGAAATCGTGAATGAGGCTAAGAAGCTTTGCAAGGATGTACTGATCAAGCCTTTTGAAGGCTTGGCAAAGCGTTTGCCTGACGGACGTGTAACGGCTTATCCCGACCCCGGAACCCGTGGGCACCCTTGGACAATCGGTTGGGGAGCCACAGGGCCGGACATCAACCCAGGAACCGTCTGGACAATGCAGCAGTGCGAGGATGCGCTGGACCACCACGTTGA